GCCAAATTTGGCATCGTAATAGAGATACTCGTATCTCAAATCGTTGGAATTGTGGTTGAATTAGGAATGTTTTTAGGGTTTCCCCCATCCCTTTAATCTGATTTACCAATTTAATAACAAAATCTGACGACTTCTGTGGAGCTTAGCTCGTTTCACAGTCGTATCCTATTGCTAGTAAAGTCCATACACAGGTAGTGACTCCCGAAAAAGAAGTCACAACGTCGGGACCCGTTAAGGTCTCATGTCTGGAACGTATTGGTAATTGGTGTTCGTTCGAAGAGGCTTTCTTTAAAGGAAGCTACATTCGAGGAGAACATCAGCTAGATCGTGTTTTAAAAAATCTTCTCACATTGGTGGACTCTTGTACTCATTATGAGTATAAAGGTCGTACGATTTTGATAAATCGTACTAATGCAAGAGAAAATATTTTGAAACAAAACACACTTGTGCGAGAGAGGTATAAATCATGTATGAAGAGAGAAGGGAATTCTTTCTCTTATCTCGAATTCATGATTCAAAACTCAATCCCACTTGACACTATGAATGGTTCTTTTCCTTTAGTCTTCCAAGACTTTAGAAGAACTATTCACTGCTTACGCCTTTCTTGGGCATTTTACTTGACTATGAAAATGAAAAAGATGGATAAATTCTCCTTTTCCCAGAGGATCCGTAAAGGATCTTGGAAAAAGTTGCAGAAGAATCACATCTCTGAGATTTTCATTCATTTGTATCAATCTCTATTGAGAGAAAAGATTTCAGATGAAAAGTCGATTATTAAATGCTTCAAGAACTCCCTCTGTTTTCATGTTAGTATTTCCCTTGATCAAGATGAGCTCCCTCAGGGAGCTCGGATTGATCTTGTCCCTCACCAATTCAAACCATTCTTCCGAAAGATGGAGAAAGAGAAAGAAGTAAATTTCTTTTTCTCTCTTCTTCAATCGAAAGTCTTGTGTGAAGAGGTTCCCGAGAGTTTTGTACAAGATACGTTAGAAACGCATCGTATACAACTATCGTCGGAACATCCTGGTGTTACAGAATCCGCACTCCAAGATCTCTACAAGAGAGGTCAGGAGTTTGGAAAAATTGTAAGGAAATACTATAAACCATTGAAAGGTTTTCTCCCGACAAACAAAGCTACTTGTCACTTTCCCCGAGATCGAGGAGGAGTGAAAGGTGACTTGGTTTTTCACGAACGGTTACAAAACGGAATATGTGGATCTGATCCACATGATCGAATGGAACCTTTCGTTGTTGGTCTTTTTGGACAGCCGGGACAAGGAAAAAGTTCTATGATTCCAAGAATCATTAGTATCTTTCGTTCCTTGTTCCCTAATCTTCCTCTAAAAGACCTGACATATGAGAGAACCTGTAATGTTGAATTCTGGGATGGTTATCGTAACCAACCCATAGTAATTTTGGATGACATTGGACAAAAATTATCGGGAACAGATATATCAGAATTTCAAACTCTGGTATCCTGTAATCCTTATATTCTTCCAATGGCTAATCTTGAGGATAAGGGACAGTATTTCAATAGTCCCATTATCATCTTAACTTCAAACTTAAAATACGGTTCAAAGTTGAGAGATATTTATCCCGAATCAAGTCGAATCCTGGATGATGCTTCTTTCTGGAGAAGAATTCATATGCCACTTTATTGTGAGTCACATAAATTCTACTCTCTTAAGGAAGAACCATGTTGGGTTCGATCCGAAAATTTACTATTCAATTCAATGATTCAAGAGAAAATCGGAAAAAGACATTGTCAATCTCAATCTTCTGTTATGCGAACAGGATCGGCCTACTTTCAAGTAGTTCCCGAAATGATCGCAAAACATGGTACCTGGGAGGCTTGGCAACAGAATATCTGGAAAGATATTTCTATTGATTCGGCTACCTTTGCACAAGATTTGATATCGAAATTCAAATTCCGTTCTCGATTTCATGAAAACATACAAAAATACTGGACACAAACAATTGCAACAACATCAGATGATACCCGAACTCAAATTGGGAGAGAATTTTATTCAAAAGAAGTAAATCCTCTTCTTCCAAAGAGTCTGGGAAAATCTATGATGAAGCAATCTGATTCTAATACCTTCAAACTTGAATTTGAAGCCTATCCACCTGAAGGTCCTTTACCTGTTCGAGTTGAACCCATACGGGAACCTCTTAAAGTAAGGACTATAACAGCGGGAATCGGCGACACATTCTGTTTGAAGCCCTTCCAACACGCAATGTGGCAGGCACTTGGGGAAGAACCCCAGTTTTGCCTCACACATGGTACAAATCGCCTAGATCTAGCCATCCAACGGATTTACTCTGAGAGTGAATCTGATGATGTCTGGATTTCAGGAGATTATACCGCTGCAACTGATAGTTTCTCAATTGAAGCATCGGAAGCATTGTTGAAAGGTATATTAGAATCGATTGATCACGAACCCACTCGAAGATGGGCATTGAAAGAAATTTCTCCACATTTACTGATCTATCCAAAGAGTTCAGGCCTTTCGCCTGTACTCCAGAAGTCGGGTCAGTTAATGGGTTCTCTTCTTTCATTTCCTCTTCTTTGTTTATTGAACGATTGTACAGCTCGTTCCATCGGACTTTCACCAAAGAAATATCTTATCAATGGTGATGATATTCTTATGCGTGCAAACGCACAGAAGTATCCGGTTTGGAAAGAGTGTGTGAAGAACTTTGGTCTTAGTCTTTCTCTAGGGAAAAACTACATCCATAAATCATTTGGTACTGTGAATTCACAGTTGATTTTGGAAGACAAAGTTCAATGTTCGGGAAAACAAAGGGTTCTTGATCGTCGTGTCCAAGTATTGGGAGAATGTCTCCGAGATCTGGAGATGAATATGGATGCAACATCTGAGGAAGTTCATGAGCTTTTTAAGAGCGTTAATCGAACTAAACTGTCAAAGACAGTTCGTTCTATCAATGTTCCCCTAAGCCATGGAGGTCTGGCTTTTTCTTGGGCAAATCGAGATAACATAGATGACTGTTCAAAACGAACAGAAATCTTAGTGTATATCTACGAATTGTTAAAGAGAATCGAACCCCAGTCAGGATGTTTAGCAGTTCCATATTTATCCGCGGAAAGATTTGTATCAGAAAGTTCGAAAACAATGGAGGATTCTTTCAATGAATTTATTGAATCCAAAGAGTATCAAGAAGATTTTCTATCTTCTAAGGCTCTTCCATTTGTTCAAAAACGTCTGATGAAGAATTTTCACTTGAGAGAATTATTCCTCAATCAAAAGATTGAAGATTTACCTCCTTTGAACTTTCTTCAAGTGCTTCAGATTCCTTGTTCAGATAAAACAGTGATAAAAGATTTGCAGGTCTCTATAGACCAAACATTCTTTAAACTATTTTTGAATGGGAATTCAGAATACACTTACGATCTTTTCCGACAATTGTTTATTTCTAGTTCCATGAATATCAAGCTCGAAACAAAAGTTTCAACAGAATTCTTAGTCAAATTAACCGACTTAAACGTTCAACCTGATTTTCTTACGAAAATCCCGGTAAATTACGTGCCGAAGGAATTTGATTCAGAAATCTTTAAGAAACAAATGTGTAAAGCTTTGGAACCGAAACAATTCTATCTACCTGAATTTCAGGACTCGAAAGACTTCTCTCGCCTTTCTGTTGAATACTCAAAGAGTATTCAACAGGAAATGGAGAGATTTCTTTCGTTTGACTTTCAAATAGATAGGAAACAATTGTTACAAGATATCAGAGATAGGCGTCCGTAAAGGACAAAGCAGGTTCATCTTTTTGATGAACGGTGTACGTGTTGATCTAGATTCAACCGATACCAGAAATAACAGATTTGCCACTCGGTTTACTGTAAAGTAGACAGTCTGTTATTTCAGAAAAGAAAGAAATTCTTTCTTTTCAAGGGCCC